CCTTGTCAAAGGTGGTGAGTGCAGTGGTCAAGACCACATTGCCTTTGCTGTAGAAAGTGGCACTGTCAAAGGTGATCTTGCAAGGACCACGCACAATTGTTGTTCTGTCGAATGTTGGCATGATATTATCGGGTTGGTTCTAAATTGGAGAGTTGAATTGGTATCACAAATGATACGGCTTGTGTCAAAAAAGAATCGTTTGCGAGTTGTGACATTCCATCGAAAATGAAAACACCGCCCGTCAATGCAATATCGTTTTTGTCAAATGGTTGCGTGTGATGGATGATGCGCGCTACTGATTCCGCTATCTCGGTGCATGATGGAACATGACCAGCGCGAGAAGATCGCCACACGCTCGGAATCTCGCTCACTGTCACTTGAAAGCGCGATTGTGTCATGCTAGGTCCAGGCGTATCGGGCGTATCTGTCTCACTTCCAACGAAGTTTACTAGACACATAACGCCAGCGGATTTCATCGCGCGTTCAATCTCGCTGTCAATGTTTTTAACGTCTTCCACCACTACCGGAATCAATGGCACGGTGCGAAAATAGTCGTGATCGCGCAATGTTTCAGCGATGCTTTCGACGATTTGACGAATCAGGCTCATGGCGATGTGGAAAAATCCATTAGAGTGCTGCCACCATATCGGAAACTGCGCGCGGTTGTTGCGATGAATGAAGTTGCGCCTGCGTCATCGCTGTCGGCGTTGTTGTTGGCAAGATCGTCAAGGTAGTTGTTCGCCTCCTCGAAATCCGCTTTTCTATCGTCACCATTGTATTGCGCCAATGACGGAAATACGCTTGTCAGTTCACGCCGCGCAATGGCGTATGCGTGACGTTGTGCGCCGGATGGAACATATCGCGTAGTATTGACAACGGGAGGTAAAGCGCGCTTACGCCTGCCAGCATTCACGCGACTAGCAAAATCTTGTGCCACGTCCTGCAATACTGATTCGCACTTTTCCTCTGGCGTTGAGGAATCATCCAACAAAGCGGAAAGCTCGTCAGATGACAAGCGTTCGCGAAGTCCGGAAAATGTTAGAATTGCCCACGCCATAAAAGTTTTAGTTTGGGCGCGCGGGGAAATACTAAACCCGCGCGCCCTTGCTATGAATACACCACACTGGAGAGTATTAGAAAAGCAACTTCACGACCATACTTCCGGTGACAGTGCCAGCGGTTGCAGTCATGGTTTGCTCTACTCGCACATATTGGCGAGTGATGGGAGGCAATTTGATGCGCACCGTTTTAGCGGCGATACCAGCACCACCAGCGGCGGTTTGGGTCGTCACGATAGTGGGATCAAGAACGGCAAAGGTAGTGCCATCAGCGGAGTCTTTGACCGTGTAGGTCACTACTTTCGCGTCAGTAATACCAGCGGCGGCAGGCGCGGCAATCTCCATCACAAAGCCTTCAATGTCACCACCGACAGGCTGTTCAAGATCAAAGGTTGCGGAGTTAGCGCCACCCTGTGCGATTGCTACTGTGGACGTATAGTTTGCGTCCTGTTGATTGCGATTAAATTCGTATGACATGATTTTGTTTCGTTAGTGATTAGCTCAGGGTTTCGGTGTCGGTGATGGAATCCGTGATGATGATCGGGATTCCAAACGATTCAGTCGGACGACCTGGCAGGATGCCCGTGAAGGCTTCTTGCTTGGTGTTCGGCGCTGTCGTGCGGCTCGTTTGCAGTTGGAATGCGCTGCGGCGATTCATGAGCAAGTGAGTGGGAGTCTCGCCAATCGGGAATTTGCTGAGAAGCTCGGCAATCTTAGCATCGGTAACACCTTTGCCGGAATCAGCGGTGCAATCTTTCAAACGACCGATTGCATACTTGTTCACGCACTGCAAACCAATCCATGCGGTGAGGTCTGCAATGAGCGCGGCATAACGCGCGCCTGCTGCGTCCGTTGCATCGCCTTCGCGGAATGCGCTAAGGTCAAAGGTTGTGCCGTTGCCGTAAACGTAGGAAACGCCAGTGTTGCCAGCTTTGATTGCATAAACCGACGATGCTGTGCCTGCGGTTGTGCCGCCTGCGTCAACAATGATATCACCACCAAGCGCGCTTTGCAGGGTTTGCAATCCGGTGAAGCCTTTGGAGCTTGCGGAGTCGCCGTAGATGGTTTGCGTTCCCACGGTAGTGAGAGCGGCTTTCATCACGCCAGCGGCTTCGATGGCTTGCAGGGCAGCTTCGCCGTCCTCGTAGCCACGCGCAACAGCTTTATCAACTTCGATGCGAGCGGAGAGAATGAAGCATTCTACAAGGCGTTCGGTGAAGTTGGATTTAGTAGCTGCCGTTCCTTCGTTAGCTTGTCGGAAAGCTACAGATGGGCGGGAGTTGCGCGCAACGGTCTTGTAAGACGTTCCACGGATGGTGCGCGCTGGGATGATAGTCACCTCAGGCGAGACGGAAGCGACTTCTTCGATCAAGCCAACAACAGCGTCGGCCCCGTTAAGTTTCGCCAAATCAAGTAATGTCAGGTTATTAGGCATGTTAGTTTAGTTGTTGGAGATTAGTCTTTTTGAGCGGCAAATACGGCTTGCACCTTGTCAATGCCTTTAAGCTCTGGTTTGTTAGGTTCTTCCACACGACCAGCAAGCACTTTGCTTTCGAGGTCAACTTTGGAGGGGATGGATTTGAGAATGTTGGCGTTTGCTTTATCAGCTTTGATAGAGTTGAACCAAAATGTTTTGGCAGCGTCATCTTGTGGCGCGATGCGTCCAGCGGTCACGGCTTCTTCGATGGCTGCATTTGCCTCAGCCTCAACAGCGGCGGATTGCTCTGCTTTCAAATCGGCAACCTCTTTTTCAAGGTCTGCGATTTTGCTAGCGGCAATGTCGGCGCTTGCTTGCACGGTGTTTGCTTTTTCAGCATCGGCGCGCAATGCTTGGAGTTTTGCTTTGGCGCTTTCAAGTGCCGTAGCTTCGTCGTGACCTGCTTCCACAAGTCCAAGTTCAATTAGATGTTCAATCATTTTGTTTTCTGGTTGTTCGTTGTGAGATGCGGCAATGCGCGGGATTTCCTCGAAAGCGGGGTCATTGACCAGCGATCCAATTTCGCCGCGCTTAGGTAGTCCGACAGGTGTTCCGTTGTCATCGACAAGGAACGTAGGAGAGAAATAGGAGTAATCCTTGCCGTCGATTGCAGCACGTCCGGCTTGCGTCCATTCAACGTCTAGCACCAAGCCAACGCCGGATTCGTAGCGGAACTCTTGAGGAATAAAAGATGCCGCGCCGGTCTTGTGGTCAAATCCAGCAAATGGGCGCACGTTAGATTCTTGGCGCTCCTTCAGTTGTTCGCGGAACGATGCGAGAATGCTTTCGTTTACTTCAACAGTCAGCACGGCAGGTTTTCCGCCTTTGCTTGCGCTGATTTGATGTTTGCCCTCTGGCAAGTAAACGATACTTTCCACCTGAGTCAACTCAGATTGAAAAGCGGCGGTTACTTTCGTGCCAGACATGCGTTAATCTTTGCATGTCTATTTAATACGGATACAAAGATTTTTCTTTATACTGTAACGTCTTTTTCTATCACATCAAGAACACCATTCATGAATGCCGTGACATAGCTATTTTCTGGCGGCAATGCACCTGGCCATGGCTTTTGATTTACTGACTTTTTCAGTGCGTAAACTCCAATCGGTTTATCACCTTCGTTCTCGCCAGCCATCATTAGCGCGCCTTTGATGACAAAAAGCGGCGCAATCGTGCGGCTGAATTGCTTTGCGGTCAATCCATGCGCCTGTGGGTGTATTGGAATCGTTAGAAACTTTTTCCGCTTGGCTCTAATCGTTCCACCTGTGATCTTTTGCGATAGTCCGATGTGGTCATTTTCCAGAACTGCGCCTGTAGCGTTTGAGCTTTTCACTGTCCATTCCTCAGTGCCGCGCCACCATTGCGTTACGCGCCTGCCTGCGCCGTGTGTCGGACCTACGCCATTTGTCCAAAGATTGCGCCCTCGGTTCTGGTAATACGCTTGCACTACTACTTCCGCTTCGTGCGCGCCTGCTGCGATAGCTTTTCGGCGCATCTGTGGCGATTGTAGCTTTATCATGGATGACAAGGCGGAATCTAACCCGCTAGTCTTAACGCTAACTCGCAAGAATGTTTTGCCAGTGTTCATAATTCTTTCGCTGCCGCCTCGCTCATTTCTTCGACAAGTGCATTTTCAAACGCTCGCTTGTCTAGCATTCCATACATTTGCGGAATGCGCTCAATCACGCTTTCTACTTCCCGCTGAAATGCACCTATCGTCATGCGATTGCTTTTGTCCAACAAATCCGCAAGCGTCGAGTCCATGGGAGCAAGCCATGTTCTCGCTAGTTCGCGGAGTTGTCGCTTATCAATCATTTCAGTTTGGCGATACGTTCCATTGTCCACGCTTTGCCAGCATCACCGCCGAAAGCGTGATACTCCTGCCAGCGTTTGCCGT